CAAGCGCAATTAATGTATTCTTCGCGAGTGGTGAACTCAACGATACCATCTTCTTCTTTGCCGTCTATTGGTAGTTCTAAATCTTCGCTCATGCGTTAGGTTTTTATACATTTTCCTTACAAGGTGGCATAACGCAAGTAGTATTTGCAGTCCTACATCTCCCCTCTCAACTTTTCGCAATGTATGCCCCATTCTACTAAGTGTTTTTTTTGGGTATTCTTTTCTTGAATTATTGCGGTTTATAAAATCTTAATGCAATTTCCCTTTAATTATTTGATAATTTTTAACCGTATAATCTCCATTTTTTTCAACAGTTATATGAGCAAATCCATGTTGATAATTACTAACTAATGGTGAATAGTCGGGTTTTAATTCGCACAAGGAACCAGTACTCCAAGTTGTAATAACATCGCCATCCATGTTAGTTTCCGAATGCGTTGAAACCTTATGTACATGCCCTATAATAGTTGATTGCTTTGCTTTCATGTACACGCCCCTTGCGCTATTTACAGGGCTAAAAAATCCTTTCATTACATGGTGTCCATGTGTTACCGATAATTTTCCAATCTTTACCAATTGCTTATCATCTATTATAGTTACCTTTTGTTCGTTAAGTCTTAACCTTTGTTCTAAATGGTAGTATTCATCATCAAATACTTCATAAGCCTTTTGCTTTAACCATAATTCATAGCGAATACAATGGTTACCTTTTAACCAATATATTGAAGCAGCTGGGAATGTTTGCCTTAAAGTAACTAAAAATTGTTTACATGCATCAAACTCTTGTTTAACACTACGTTTTTTTGGATCTTTATCAAACCTAGATAACATGTGAAAATCCAATAAATCCCCATTAATAAATACTGTATTAATTTTGTTTTGTACCCCATAATCTAAAGCTATTGTTATGGCTTCTATGTCGTGATAAGGTATGTGTAAATCGGATATAAATAGAACATTGTTACAAATCTCTGGCAGTTTAAACGCCCCCCTATCTTCGCTATGGCTTTCAGGTAGCTTGTATGGGTTTCTTGACCTTTCTGGTGCAGGATGAGTTGCTTTTACTAAATTTCCTTTTGATTTGCCTTCAATATATCTTAAATTAGACCTTGCTTCTTCAACATCTTTGAATAATAAATCATTTTCTTTGTACATTATCCTGGCAAGTTTTAACGTAGGCATTTCCATTCCGTATTGGTTACGGTAATCTCTCGCAATTGATGTTTTAGTCATGTTGTTTATTTAATCTTGCTTTGGTAGATTCTTGTTGCTTTCTTGAGTAGCATATTTAATACCCATTATAGTACCAACTATTGAAAATGCGTTTGTCAAAAGCACTGAAAACATATTGCTCCATGTTGAGCCTATTATCTGCGTATCCTTGTTAGATAATATTGCAAACGAATACATTACGGTTGTAATAAATCCAACGCTCATAATTACAAATAAAGCTGATTTAACAATTGTTTTAATTAACTCGTTTTGGCTTTTTTTAATCATTACATCTAAGTCATTCAACGCTGCGTTTTTCTCTATTTCTATTGCGTTTTTAAGTTTTTGCGACTTATCCAACTCAATTTGCAAGTCTTTTGAAAGAGCATCTATTTTGTTTTTGCTATTGACGGTATGTGTAATGTCGGTAGCAATCTTCATTATTTTTGTAATGGTATTGCTTTCATCTAATATGGGGTTGTAAGTTGCTTGTAGGTAAATAGGACTTCCATCCATTTTCCTTCTTTCAAATTCTCCTTCAAAATACTTACCGCTTCTTAGCGTTTCCCAAAACTTTTTATATTCATCTGACTTAGAATAATCGTAACTCACAAAAACGCTATGATGCTTTCCAATAAGTTGTTTATGATCCTCATCATCATACCCCATTGCTTGTAAAAAGATAGAGTTCATCCCTAGAATAAAACCGTCAAGGTCAAAATAAATAATAGCATTGCTTCTATTTATAGCCTCTAGTCTACTTAGCAACTCTTCTTTAGATAAATTTTTCATTTGTACGGTATATATGAAGTCTTGCCGTTTGCCTTGATTACTTTTAGTATTTGCTTACGTTGTTTGCCTGTGCTTTCGTAACTTACATGAACCCAATCGGGGTTTGAATCATTACCAAACTCCCACAAAAGCTGATCAAAGTTTAAGTTATCCTTAATGTAGTTAAATATTTCGGCGTTTGTAATTGTAGTACCATCCATGTCAATATCTATCGCCTCACCTTGACAATGTTGCGAACTTGAACTTCCCCCAACCGCTGCATTTAATTCCTTGCTTCTGTATCCTGAACTAATATGAATAGGCACACCGAAATGCTCACGAATAGGCTCAAATATATTTTCAGCCAATTTCTTAAAGTTTTCTAAATGCTCACCCGATGGGGTGTTATTTATTCCTTTGCGCTTTGCGGTTTCGCTTCTACTAACTTCTGCTAACGATAAATGCTTTGAAATTTGCATATTTTACTATTTTATTATTTTCATTAATTTAATTATTCCCGAACCTATAAACGCTATAAACAAACAAATGGCTATCATTCGCCAAATGCTTTTGCTATTTTTTACCTTGTTATATTCAAGGCGTTGCTCGTGTATTGCACCTTGTAGCTTTGCTTCGCGCAAACGTAAGGCGTTAATGCTATCAATGTCTTTATTCACTTCTCGCTTATCAACTACAACGGTGTTAATAGTCTTTGTATTGGTTTTATAAACTATTGCCGTATCATAGTAATAAACAAAGGTAGTATCGTTTATTTGCTTTACTAACGTGTCGCGTATGTATTCGGTATTGTTTACTATTGTGCTATCATGAATAAATACCAAAGAATCATTGGCACATGGCAGCAATACATCTGTTTTGGCTCTAACTCTTTTTACTGATTCCCAATCAGCTAATACTTTATTTTCTGCTTTCTTTATGTTTAAGCAAGAACTAAAAATTATTAATAATAAAATAAAGTATTTACGCATAAATAAATTTTGTATTGTTCTTTAATCTTCCGTTTAATTTAGATCGCATTGTTGAGTATGGTATATTATATAAATCAGAAACCTCTCTAGCACAAGAATAAAAAACTCCTGATTCTGTATCTAAAATAATTTTAGACAATAAATTATCTTCGCCTAATTTATTTACATTTAACCCAGTTCTCCTTGCGTGTTGGTTATTTTCTTGTTGGGTTGCCCATTCTAAATTCTCTACCCTATTATCATCTTTAACACCGTTAATATGGTTAACAGTATTTTTATTTTTAGGATTACTTATAAATGCTTGTGCTACTAATCTATGAATAAAAAAATTACTATACTTGCCATTAATAAATAATCTAACCTTTGTATATCCTTGCTTGTTTTTATTCTGATTAACTAATCTTGGGTATTCTTTTTTTCTTGTATCGCTACCAAACATTATTTCTATATCTCCGTTTTCGTAAACCCTATATTTATAATCTGATTTGTCAATGTATCTATATCGCATAATGTTTTAGTTTATTTTTCAATATTTGCAAGTACTCGGTTTTCGGCTTTCTTTAATGGGTTACAACTCCAAAGGCATAGGAGTAATACTATCCCAATAAGGTATATTAGCAATAGCTTTGCTATTTCACTTATATTGATTCTCATTTTACTTCCTTTGTAGGCGGTGTAAAGAAGTTTTTAACTAAATAACTTACCCCACCCGCAACGGATGCAAGTAATACGGTATGCCATTCAATTTTTAAACTACCCGCTTCTAAAGATTGTTGAAGGATAAAAACCGCAGGGGTTAATATAGCCATCAATAAACCTTTTAAAATGTCTTTTGTGTTTACGCTAAATAACTTTGATTCATTCATTTTATTTATGTTTTAATAGTTCAAAAATTTTATCTCCTATCCATGCAAGGATAGTTCCACAAGCAACAAGAAATGAAAGCCCAGCCATTGTTTTTTGCCTAAAACTTTTGCTCAATTTGGCTTCTTTTTCAACATTGGTAAGCCTATCTACTATGCCTTTGCTGCCAAATTCATCACCTAATAAAGCAACGTAAATTTTATCAATCTTTTGCTCAAGACTTTCTTGCATTGTGTTACTTTTTAATAGTTTCTTTTGGTTTATCAGCCACTAACTTTGCGTTATTGTAAAGCGGTGCTAAAATGCTTTGCAACAATAGTTTGCCAGTAGTTGTATTGCCGTTAATGTTTTCTTGAATTAATGCCACTACATTTTTAAAAGTAGTAGTATCAATAGTAATTTGAAGCACCAAAGAATCTTGCTTTTGTGCTTTGGTTGTTGTGGCGGCAAATAATGCGGCAATAAATAATAGTTTTTTCATGTTATTTTTTTAGCAAACCTAAGTATTTTAAGATATAATCGTCAATAATGTTATCACTTGTCCATAAAGTTATTATGGCATTTGGGATTTGAATGTTCATTTGCCCTATGCTTTTTGCTTTACGGTCAAATAATTGAACGTAAGAATTTGCACCGCTTGTATCGTGTCTTGGGATGCCTAATACTGTCCAACTAACTTGGTATACCGTATCTTTAAGCAAAGCATTGTAAAGCACAGGCTTTACTTGTATTGCGTTTGCAACGGTGTCGACTTGTTGTGCTGATGCGTTTAAGGTGAACGCTAAACCGATGATTAATAGTACTTGTTTCATATTTGTGTTCGGGGTTTAATTTATTGTACTTGATATTGAAAAGAAAATGATATAGTGTTACTTCCTACTGTTGCTCCGCTCATTGATGTAAATATTTGATTAGTTGATGCACTCGCTGTTGAATTATACATAACTAATCCGTTTGCCCCATTTCCGTTACTACCTGTGGCTTGATTGCTATTTGAAAAATTATTACCAACGGGGATTGTAACATTTATGCCGCAAACAGAACTAGAAGCCGTAAAACTAACTCTCATGTAAACAGTGCAAATATTTCCAATTCTAGTATAACTTGCGTGTTGAACGGTATAACTAGATGTATTAAGATTATCCGTAATCGTAGGCGTATAAGTTCCACTAGCAATAGTTTGCGTTGCACTTAACTCACCCGATGAATTAGCTTGTACTAATCTATCTCCTGTACCTGCAAGACTACTAAACGTAGCTGCGCCTGTTGAGGAGATAGTGGCAATTTCTGAGCCTGAATTATTTTGAAATTGAAATCCATCAGACCTAAATAATGTTCTACCATTACCTTCATATTGAATCCTTAACCTACCTTCAGAAGATATATTCCAAGTATTTGCAGATAGATTAAGAAGGCCGCCAACCGTCACACTACTACTAAACGTAGCTGCGCCTGTGGTAGCAAATGTTAAAGAAGGAGAAAAGGAAGTTCCGTTATCAAAACCTATTTCTATACCAGTTGCAAAAGCATTTTGCGCTATTCTTAGTCTATCTGCTGGTGTTACAGGTAAAATGTATCTTAAATTATTATCAAAAGCTATTCTTTGTCCTGCAGTTGCTAAAACAAAATTTCCATTGGTTGTAACACTACCACTAAACGTAGCACTCCCCGCCACCTGCAACCTTGCACCGTTGTCTGTGGTTGTGTTCAAAAGCAAGTTGCCATTAGCCCCTAACGTCATAGCTTGTGTAAAGGTTATAGCGTTACCTGCCGTTCCTGAAGGAGCTTGTAGCCATGCAAAGCCACCATCCCATTGTTGGAAAATAGTAGCAAAATTACTTGTTAAATATCTGCTTGTTCCATCATTATATAAGTTATTAGAAAATCCTGAAACACTTGAAATGTCCCAAATAGCAGTTGTGCCACCTAACTGCATTACTTTAAATGGTGTATTCCACGCACTCGGTGTAACTCCTAATCCTAAATTGCCTGAAGTATTAAGACGCATACGTTCATTACCCGAACTAAAGTCGTATGAATTACTTCTAAATACTAAATCTCCACTTCCAGCAGGACTACCTATTAAATATCTATCAGCTACTCCATTTTCAGTAAAAAATAAATAATTAGCATTTCCCGATGCACTTCTTGCATTTATAGCACCATAGGTTGTTCCTTGAACTACAAATTCATTATTTTGAATATAAGCTATTGAATTCCCTATTGTACTTCCTGTAAACTTAGGTAGGTAGTTAGTAGTGCCTGTACCTGTTACAGGGTTGGTTAATACGCTTTGGTATTGCGGAATATTTAAAGTAGAGCCTACTAATGTAGCCGCCCCACTTGTGCCTGTGGTTGTTAAGGTTAAAATGTTTTGTTTTGTCTGAATCCTACTTTGTACGTTGGTAAGTGAATCGGTAAACCTTTGAACCCTTGTGTAAGGCAATAGCATAGCCGCCGTATCGCTTATATTTAGTTTCAAAGCATTTTGTGATGTAGTAGTATAAGTATTGTTATCAACGCTTCCATCCGCTTTTAAAAACTGTGATGAAGTGCCACCGTTCTTTACTAATGTAGTAGCTTCCAATGTACCTGTAATCGTTGCAGCATTGCCACTCCCGCTTGTTTTGTTTACTATTAAACCTTCCCCATTGCCGCCTTTGGTAATATTTAAAGCAACTCCACTACCAGATCCATGATTGATTATAACATTACCAGAATTTCCAGATACATTAAATGTTTTTTGACCCGTTATGGTTTGGCTTGTAGTTAAATCAACAAAGTTTTGTGTTGATGACCCCGTACCTCCATTTGCTATTGGAACTATTGAAGTTGTTCCTAATACACCTGCACTTGTATTTGTAACAATACCCGCAGTTGATAAACTGTTTATACTGGTAACACCTGCGCTGCTAATTGAAATTGCATCAACATTATTGCCAGATGTATTTGTTACACCTAAAACCATATCGTTGCCAGTAAACGACAAATGATTGCTAGTTGATTTTATATAGCTACCATACAATATTCCAGACCCAACTGAAGTTCCTATTTTCAAAAAATCAGTACTAAGGCTATTTGTGTTTTTTCTTATATTTAATTCCTGACTTAGAGATATACCTGCATCGGCTTGTATTCTTAATACGGACAAGCCTGCGCCTATCCTCATACTATCTCCAAATGCTTTAATCCCAAATACCGTTTGCGCCCCAAATGTTCTAACTACTTGGTTTAACAATCCCGTTGTATCGCTATCCCTAAAGTAAGGCGCTAACATACTAGCCGTATCGCTTATATTCACTTTGGTTGCTGCAAGGCTATCTAAGCCTTGTTTTAGTCTTGCCCTTGTAGTATATCCATTATTAAACAAAGTGTCTGAAATTAGCTTATATGCGCTTAAATTACCGCCTGTTGCAATAGGTCGCCAAAAGCCTCTATATCTATAATACATAACGCTATCCCTTGCAATGGTTAAGGCAATAGTATCAGCCGCCGTAAATTGGCTTGTATCTTTGCTACCAATCCCGATACCATTAACAAACTTAGTTTTTGCACTTGTTGGCGCAAATTGTGCTTGTGCAACACTAAACAAACATAGTAACCCGATTAAATACTTCATAAACTACTGTATTAAAAATATAAAACTTTCTGCCTCTGTCGCTGGTATATAAACCGTAGCCGTTCCTGTTGAACTATTCCAAGTTACACCGCTATTGTAAGCACCCGCCGAACCAATTGGGGCTATAACGGAAGCGCCACGCGAAGCATAAACCAAATCCAATCCTGACACTCCGCTAAAAGTGAATGTTGTTTGCCCTTCATTTGCATTTGATTGCTTTACTTGAATAGGCGAACCGCTTATGATAATCACACCGCCTGGAGTTACGCTCGTTCCGCTCAATGTATATTCTTCTACTCCCTTAAGGCTTACGGCATAAGTAGCCAAATCCTCATAAGGGCTACTTATTGTTAAGCTATTAATCCACACATCGCCAGAAAATATTGTTAATCCTAATGCCGTTCCGTTATCAATAACAAAGCGGATGTTAAATACATCTCTATTTTTTACCGCTCCCAATAAACTTAAATAATTGTATTGGTCATTTAATATAACCAATCCATCTCCCTCAATAGTCCAACGCCCAATATTTGGTTTGCTTTTCTCCCAATAGGCGGAAGTTTGCGAAGTAGTTATTTTTTCGTCTATTTCAATGCTTAAATCACAATTGCGCATACAAGCAAAAGGGATGTCAATATCTAAATCGTCATCGTGCTTATAAAGCATTACATTATTTCCAATTATCGCGTTTGCCATACTGCAAATTTACATTTTTTAACCACATGGACCACCATAACTTATCTGCTCTATTGTTGCAGGTGTGCTATTACCAAAATATGGTAACAACGAGCCAAATTGAATACAATCAACAATTACATTAGGTCCTATTCCGCCACTAAATTGTATTACAGAACTTCCATCACAAAGCGCATAAGATACATCACCAGCAACAACTACTTCATAAACTACACCATCCGCGCAATCAGTTGTAGGCTCTGTTCCTTTTGTTCTATTTACATAAGTTGTTGTTATTGTTGCATTTTGGTCGGTATCTGTTACCTCTAACAAAGTACCTTGAAATTCATTCATATCTAATGAAATAGTAGTGTTTCCAATTAAGTAAACTTTATCTTCTACATTAATTTGCGCGGGGTCTGTGTCGGCAAATGATAATCTATTAAACCCGCTATTTAACCCCTCAATGCTACTATCTATATTTATGATATTTTTACGGTATTGAATTACGTAGTTTTTTACCATTAATTCAGCCAATGAGCGGTAAGTATCCGTTGGTCTTTCTAAGTTATACCAATTTACATACATATTGCCGTTGGAATCAGATATGAAACCTTTGTAACTAAATCTACCCAATACGTTAGAATTTACACCAAAAGGAAATTCAACGCTTTTTGTGTATGCTTTTGTATTGTCAATTTTGCTTTCTATAATAACTTCCTTAAAATCAGAATCTACTGTAACTCTAAAATCCCCTATTAATAAATTTTGCCCTGTTGCTGAATCTAAAATAAATCCAACATAAAGAGTTCCAGTTGATGGAGCTTGAAATGAATCAAAATTTTTATTTACAGAAATAGGATCACCGTCTACAATGTAGTAATCTGTAATAGGACCAGTAGCTATTTTCCAAGTTCCTTTTTTAGTTCCAGATGTAGTATTGCTAACATAATATGTATTAATTCCATCATTTAATATCATTACCATTTTGCAAGTTGCCGTTCCAGATGGAGAAGTTGCAGGGGTTGAATCAATTACCGAATACTTAAAGTTTATAATATCATATTTTGATATTAAAAATGGTGCTGTAGTTTCTACTTTAGCAAAATCACCAGCACTAAATAATTCTAATTCCCAATAATTAAATTCTTGACTTTCTTTTATTATTAAAAATGCTGCACCACTTCCGCCATTTGATTTAGCCCAACCTGGCGTTGCACCTGTATCAGAAAGTAATTTTAAATTAGCATTAAAAATATAGTTTTCGGGATATTCTATTTTGTTTCTGCTTATAATATTGTTGAATCCCTTTTTTAATATCTTTATTTGATTGCCAGTAACAAAAATCATATCAGTAGGAACGTTGCTAATATCTTCTAATGTTCCGCTTGATAATATCGTACCTTCAATGTCATACAATGTATAATAAGGATTTGGCAAAGCCATTTGATTAATCTGCAAAATATTCCATCTACCTTTTGCATAAAATATCCTACAACCAAATGATTGAAGTATATTTTTTATTAAATCTAATGAACTAATGTATTCGTTATTTTCTATAATTCCGCTAAGTTGTATAAACGATTGTTGGAATGGGTCGAATGATGGGTCATCGTTTCTATCATTCATTGCTTCTGCATAAATACTAACGGAAGCGAAAATATTGTTATCCGTTGGCGTTCCAACATCGGATATTGCTTTGCATAAACAATATAAAATGCTTTTATATACGTTGGTTTCGGTCAATTGCGATTCGCTAAAAGTTATATCTTTCAACATACCTAATCCACAAATAGCATTGAAAAATATAGACTTTATGCCTGTGCTAAAATTAAATTGCACGTCATCCGATAAAACCCATCCTTGCCATTCTAAAGTAGAATCTTTTATTACCTTACAAATGTATTTACGATCATTTAAGGTCGTAAAGTCTGGCATATCTTCTACGTTATCCGTTACATCTAATTCAACATTCACTTGACTTGCATATATCATCTCAAAGGGATCATCGCCTTGCGGTATGTATTGCAAATTAAATGAATCGCAAGGGTACTCAATAACGCTGCCATCATATCCATCTTCCCATAATTCAATGTAGATTTGTTCGCCGCTTTGCGAATTAAATTCAGATAAGTATTTTTTTGCGTATGCCATTTTTAACCTCTCCTTAAACCCATACTTGTACGAGTTCTATTTTGCCCCATTAAAATATTATTGCCCGATAAGAAACCAAAGAAACCGCTTCCGCCACCTTGACTATTAGCAACAGACGCCCCGATGCTGCCTAAAGCGCTACCACCAGCCCCGCCAAATGCACCAGCTACAACACTTCCGCCACCTGTAAAGGCTGCCATAAGAGCCTTAAATATTAAAGCCTTTGCAATAGCCGCCGTTAAATCTAATACTATCTTTTTCAATGTATTTGTAAGCGCTTCGCCCATATCTTGACCATACAATAAAGCGTTACCCATTGAAGTAAATAGACTAGTACCTGCGGTTGCTAATTCGTTAGCCATTGCTTGTTGTTGGTTAAACAATACATCGGCATTGTAATTGGCTAATATAAGCTGCTCTCTTTGCATCAACAAAGAGTTGCCTAATGTCAAATTTTCAAGGCTTTTAACGCCTGTATTCCCTGTATATGGTATTGAAACCAATGAAGTATCAACGGGCTTGAATCCGCTTTTATCTACAACATTTGCAGTTGCTAAATAATTATCTAATGAAGTTGCTTTTAAATTTGTAGCACCACCTTTTTTTGGAGCAGCGCCAAGCATTTGCGCATCATTAAACTTATTTTGCTCTTTAGTTGTTGCATTTAACATATCTTTCATCTTAGAAAGATATTTTGAACCAAAATCATATGATTCAGAAGCCTTATCTACTGCATCAACGGCTAATTTATTTTTAACAATATTTGCAGTAGTAGCATCAGTTAAAGACATTAAAGGAACTACATAATCATTTATTGCTTTACTAACCGCGCCTAATCTATTAGCCCTATCCTTATCGTTTTCAATAGCTATTTTAAATTGCTTTGCTTCTTCTTCTGCTATAATAGTTGAATATGCTTGAATCCTTGCTTTTCGCATTAAAGCATCTGAAAGATTATCAGTTACATTTTTTAAAGATGCGGCATCATTTATATCTACTTTTTGTAATTGATTATATCCTGGATATGCTTCTTTTAATTGATTTAACGCGCGTTTTCTTTCGTCAGTAGAAACGGTTACATCATTTGTAATAGCTACCAAAGATTGTATTGTAGCTATTTCCGCTTTTGCAGAACCCATGCTTTTACTTAATGTATCCGAAAAAGCAGTTTGTGCTTTGTTCAAAGCAACAGTTTCTTTACTAGCAGACATTAAATCATCGCCAAACGTAACCAACAAAGCACTTGCAACCGATAAGGCAACCCCTATACCCGCTGGACCCATCAATCCAGCCCCTAACGCTTTTAATGCCGTTCCTGTGCTTCCTGTTTCAGCCTTTAATCTTTGAAATGATTCTAATAAAGGGTTAAGGTTATTTTGAATACCAATAAACCCATAAGGTGAATCTTGGGCAACCCTTCCTAAATTTGTTAATGCATTCGCGGCTTTTTCAGTTCCTTTTGCCGAATTACTTAATGCAGCATTGGCTTTTGTTGCTTCTTTACTTACATTATTTAACTCTGCAGTAGTTTCTTTTAACCCAGCAATGGCAGCTTTATTGTTAGCCGTTATATCAATCCGTAAAGTTTCATTAGCCATTGCCGTACAATTTTAACATTTTTAATCTTTCATCTTCACTTATTGCTTTGCCTCTTTCTTTCTTTTTATCCCAAACCAACGGCAAAATTTGTTCGGGCGTTTTCTTTTTCTTATCCGCACTATTCATCGCATATTGCATCCAATACAAAAGGCGTGTTTGTTCCCATTTATTACGCGACCTATTTTGATAGCCACGAATAAATAAAGTCAAATCACGCCAATTAATATCTTCCAAATCACTAGGCTTCATCCCCGCCTCGTAGGCGTTTACTTCAATGTCATCCCATGTAAATTGCTCTAACTTTTTTTTTCCGCTTCTTCTTTCTCACTTAAGTTAGTTGTATGCGAAGCAATCACATATTTCAAATAATCCATTATAACTCCTTCTGCTTTTACGCCACCCGCTTCATCTATCCACTCACATACTTCTATTTCACTAAAAGCCCTATCACTTTTTGACTTTGCAGCCGCGTATTCAGCACCAATTAAAAGAAACTCGGTAACATAATTTAATATACTATCACCTTCACTAAGCATTAAGAAATATTCAGTTGGTTTTAAATTATGTTTTGCGCAAAATTGCTTCATTGCAAAATAACCCCATTTTAATTGAATTGTTCCGCTTGGTAGTTTTAATTCAAACATATTAATAAGTTACGGTTTGCGTAAATGGTGGAGCAGCACAAGTGAAAGTAACGCTAAAGGTAGCTAATTCGTCATCAGCCGCCACTAACTCTAATTCACTAATATAAGCAGTACCGCCATAGGTAACATCTCCTGTTGTTGGTGATGCCTTACCAAATTTAATGCTGATAATTGAACCTTTTGTAAAAATAGAATACAATTCAGCATAACCTTGATTTGTTGGCGTTCCTGTATCTGGATCAATCAAAAATCCTTCTCCTGAAATAGAAGCCTCGTACTTTGCTCCAGGGATTGATTTGTTGCCGCATTTACTAGATGCATCTAAAACGGTTAATGAGTTGGTAATAGTATTGCTAGTTAAGCAAACTACATTTTTGTATGAGCTTCCGCCTGTCGGATCTATCGTTATGATAATATCACGACCGTTTACTTCGTTGTTTGGCATAATAAATTAATTTGTACAAAGATAATTAAATTTGATTTACCAAATGCCTAAATCTTATCAAAGTACGAAAAATATTATCCGTTGGGTTTAATCCGTTTAAATTGTTGGTTGATTGTATTGAAGTAGTTACTACTTGGAAGCTACTTGCACAAATAGGATTGTTATCCGAATTAATTAATTGCATTATTTGCTCGGCGGCATCTTCGCTATCCTTAAAACCAAAATTTGGTCCTTTTATTACGACATCAACTAGCAAAGTGCATTCACTTGTAAATTTGCCCTTTGCTTGTGTTTGGGTGCTTGTTCTATCGCCTAATAAAATATAGCTACCTTGAACATCGGGCGGCGCTTCACCATCGTAAATAGGCAATGCATCGCCATCAATTAGGATATTACCGTCTAATTCGGTAAAGTAAGCGGGGATAAGGTAATTCCAAATGAGTTTCATATATCTAATAGCTTTTGTAGTCTTTTTAAGAAATTGTTCTTTTCCTCAAAGAATGGAGAAAAGAAAAACGGCTGCGCTTTCATATTTACTTTTCTTATTCCACGCCCTTTAAATTTAGCCGCTTCCGATTCTAATCCTTTGGGTATTTCAACCATTCCGCCTGTTCCAAATTCAACATAAGGCGCATATTTTGCTCCCATACCTTGCGTTAATAAAGTGTAGCTTAAATTAGCTTCTTTTTTGTAATCTATTGATTGCCTTAGTTTTCCTGTATCAATCGGTGCGCGGCTTATTTGCTTTGCATTAATTTCCATAACGGTTGCCTTCATTTCATTATCAACGCCAGTTATTAAAGCCTTGTTCTTGCTATCAATAGCTTTTTGCAGCTTATCCATACCTTTTAAAGATAGCCCTATCATAACTTTTTTGTATAAGCTAAAATTGAGTAATATTGGTATCTATTTTCTACATCGTCAATTGTGTGAATGGTATAATCAGCGCCGTTAAATCTTATCATCCATGTTGCCGTTATTGGCACTTCGCTATAACGAATAATAAAATTAAAAGAATCATTAAATATCAATTGCGCTTCTTGTAGCGTTCTACTATTTCTATACGGTTGAGCCTTGCACCATACGGTAGCATAATCGGAATAGGTTATTGTACTGCCACCACGCCCATTACTTACGACTGTGGGTATTAGCAGCGTTAACCTATCCTTTAAATCACCAGCGGTGATTGTATTTTTTTTAGTTATTTTCATCGCTTCCATTTTTGACAAATAGCAATAACTTGATCACTCCAACCTTGTACTTCTTGATCGCCTCTATTTTCCCACCAATAAGCTACTTGTAACATTATAGCTTCTTGTAATTCTTCTGGAACTTGTCCGTTGGCATAACCCGCCGTATAAATAGCCTTTGTATATCCAATAGGATTCACAATTACTTTGTAATTCAATCCAACTAAATCAATAACTTGAGCGGTGTTGTTTTCATCAACAAAAGTAGGCGTTGAAGTTATTGGACCAAATGGCAATTCCATTCTACCTTGTGGCGCTTGTAATACTGCAACAATATTACGCGGAATCAATGAAATGCCGCAATATTGCTCAATCTTTGTTCTTGCTGCGCGAATCCACAAAGCAAATAAAACGTCTTGTTCGGTTGATGTATTTTCAGCCCTACAAAATGCTTTCGCTTGTTCAACGGTTATCGGACCGTTTACATAGCTTATTTCGGTGTTAGTGTAATCAACAATAATATTGTATGCCATATATTTTCTTTTTAATCCATTGTTCTAACTGCTCTAACTTCTTTTTTGGATGCAATTCCTTTGCCCTCATTGTAGATTTTAAGGATGCTTCCGTATATTCTTTTTTGCCTTGTAGCTTTTCAATCTCTTTCATCCAACCTTCTATGTTATTGCGTTCAACAAATATAGCACTATTTAAGCAATTTTCTTTTAACCCGAATGTAGGCGTACAAATAATTGGAATACCGCTACACATTGCTTCCGTTGCCGTTCTGCCCCAACTTTCATATTCACTTGGCATCAATAGTATTTTAGTACGCTTGTAAATGGCTCTAATATCCTCTGTATGCTCAATAACTTCCACATTGGGCAAACTACCCAACCCATGTATAAAAGCCTCGTTATTTAGGTTTATAATCACTTTATTGCCATCCCTACAAACGTATTGCGTACCATACGCGCCAATTACTTGTAAGAACTTAATATGTGGCATTCGTTTAGCTATTTCATAAAACACCTTGCCCCCTTTATTCTCATTGCAATTTATTAGTGTAACACAATCGCCGCGCTCACCATTATAGTAATCATAATCAACAGGCGGCGGCAAAATAAAACCTTCGTTATCCCATCCCATTACTTGACGAGAATACTCACCGTTGTATATAACCCATGCATCGCTATTTTGTACGGTTGGATAAGGGAATGTATTGTGTTGAATCCAAATAATGTTTTTATTTAGCTTTATAGCTTCAACCGTTGTATCTAGTTGGCATATTACCAAATCTGCGCTTTTTAGCATTGATGTATTGCGGCTTACAACCTTAACGCCATCATATTCGTAATTTACTTCTTTTGGTAGCATTACAATACATTCATTGCCTTTGCTTTGCAAGTATTTTACAATAGCATGAGCCATTAAGGTATCACCAGCGTTATAATGAGGAACGTAATTTGGTAAATAAAAGATAATCATTTGATGCAAGGTATAAAAAAAGCCCAATGTAGAAACAAAGGGCTAACAAAAAACAAACCATGAAATACAAATGTAAATAAAAATCCCCTACATTACTGTAAGGGATAATTATTATTAACTAAACTTAATACTACAAAGTACCAAATGCAGCAGAAGCACCTAACATTAGGTTGATTTCAGTTTGACACTCGATACGAGCAGTAACTTGGTTTTGTACGAAGTTAGTGCCATTTTCATAGCTTAACTCAATTGCAAGACCTTTAACTTGTACTCTTTCGATAAAGTCAGCATCGATAATTAAAGCCTTTCCAGGAGTAGCCCAACTTGCAGCGATTACAGGAACGCCCATAATAGTCATTCCTAATCCTGGTAAGTTAACCATACCAGCACCAGCGTAGTAACCGTTTGTGTAGGTAGATTTAACTAACTCAGCCATGTCGGTGTGTGAAACAATAACATAAGAAGCGTTGTAATCTAAATCTTGTTGAGAAGCGATAAAG